AGTTTGGTGTTATCACTACTGATTAGTATGATAGCACTTACTTTGATTCTGTGTCCTTTAATAGTAACTATTGTCATTGTTAGCTATATTAGTTTGTTATTTAGTTTATTTTGTAGTGAAGTGAAATGTTAAAGAAAAGGAAAGGTGAGGGGACAGACCACTATAGTCTGTCCCCTACTGTCCTCATTGGTACTATTCCAGAGACCATTCGAGCCTGTATCTCGGATGCTCATTACCCTGCTTATCAGACCACTTTCCAGTGACCTCATACTGCACATTAATCCCCTGACCCTTCAGAGACAGCATTGTCCCTAAACTGCAGGCTGTGCTATCACCAATGATGCCCGAAACACCATTGGCAAGAGTTGCGAAGCAGAGTCCGTCATAGTACCTGAAGCTCTTAATGGTAGAGCTTCCCTTGTCGGCGTTAGCCGATTTTTCTTTTGGTGTCATAATATGTCGATTTTAGTGTGAAGTTTCGAAGCTGAAGCCACCGGTACTTTCCCCCTCACTTTGCATAGGGGGAGTCGAAATGGGGTCCTCCGTGTATTCTCATACACTACATACCCCTGGCGGTTTATTAGTAAACCTTGAAATGGGGTGGTTAACGCACCCGTCGATATACTAAGTATATCTCTAAATGGGGTACTCTATACGCTCTTATATATTATAAGGTATGGGGGGTACTTTCAAAAACATTAACATACCGGAGTATTTATATACGAATAATGTAACAAAACACACACTTTACACGTATAAAGGGGTATATTAACTTAAAACTAAAGAGAAATGAGTAATGATTGTGGAAAATTATGTGATGACTGCAGATGTGTAGAAAAAACACCTATAAACAGGCTGATGGGGCCACATGTAGAATATACAGTTAATGGTCTAATTAAACCAGAATTTTATAATGCAGAGTATGAACTATATATGTTTTCAGTTGATAATATTATATATGTATCTAAAACTGCAGAGTATAAAGCGGTAATATTAAATAAGTCTTATTTAGTAGATAGGTTATTAGAATTACAGTGGAATAATTGCCCATTATATGAAGTAACTGTATCTGCCAAAATATTATACCCAGAAGATAAAGAGTAATATAAGCAGTGTTTATTGAATCTATTATAACCGTATTTTTCATAGTCGCATTAAGTTATATTATAAGTTATGTGTGGCATGGTAAAAAAGAGAAAAGATAATTATTATACAGACGGCGAAAAAGAAATGTTTACCAATATGATAGAGAATGCTGAAGCTGGTGCAAGGTTAAGGAAAAGATACGGTATAGACATAGTTACACAGAATAATAAGTGGACTGCATATGGTTCTAAATATGAATGTCCTGTATGTAAAAATGAAGTAATATTTAAGTTAAATCCCAGAGAAGCATTATTAAGTGAAGGGGCTGCTGTATGTGATAAATGTGGTGACGATACATTAGGTCACTGGGCTAGTGTGGTAAATTTATTTGTTAATTAAGGTGAGTCCATTAGATAAAAAAACAAAGTTAATACTAATGCTGGAGCAATTTAGGTTAACAAAGGAATTATTAAGTAAAGATGATATTAGACCTGCACAAAGACAGAAATATCAAGAGGAGTATGATATACTTAAAAAAGATATAAATGACATGTGTATAGAATTGTTTAACATAGTTAAGAATTAAAAAATGAAAATAATTAGGTGGACTACTGGTCAAGATAATATACCAGAATTTACTTATAAAGCTTTAATCAAATTAGACGAAGTAGACATGGCTATGTTATCTGAAGGAATATTAAGTAAAATTGATATTGCTAATAATGGGAATGTTGAAATAACTAATATTGGTATAAAGTTGACTGCCAATAGTAAGGTAGAATTGAATAAAAAAATAATAGACACCGTAAGTAAATTATTAGAATAATGAAAGTTGAAATTGAAAACATAGCACTCATACCTGACCTTGTGTTAGTGAAGCTATATAAACCAAGGACACGTAAAGAAAAACAAACTGTCCTTGACGATGAGAAGAATAAAGGTAAAGATCCTAAGAAGGACATTATGGCATTGAAGACAGTTGAAGAAAAGGTTATGTATAACATACAGACTGTAGTCATAACAAATATAAGTCCTGATAATAGGCTTAAGTATGAAGTTGGCGATGTAGTCATAGTTGACTACCATAAACTTAAGGACTTTGACCTATATAAAGATGTTAAATTGTGTAACCTATATGACATATTTGGTAAGGTTAAATCATTTGTAGACGAAGACTAAAGCTATTACAAAAACATTAAAAAATTAAGGTTATACAAAATATGTGTAACCTTTTTTTATTATGTATCGTATAAATAGGTAAAGACGTAACATAGGCCTTGAGAAAGTTTATGTTTCATCCATAGGACCAGTTAAGTGGCTGTTAGCATTGGATTAGAAGTCGGGTTGAGAATCACTATGTGAGGAAGTTGTCCCCGATAGCGTCGAATAAAATTAATCTATAATTCTTTGGGCTAACTTGTCTGCCACCGTGCAGACTAATAAGGTGAGATTGTGAATAGTTAGTGTGGGTGTAGGGAGCAATCCTGACGTACGGCGAAGTTGAAATGATTAATTAAAGTGCCAAAAGGGGTCAAAATAGGCCTCTTAAGGGGCACAGTATATGGTAGTTCAAATACAGTATGACAAAAACTAAAAAAGTACATAAGTATAAAGTTAGGAAACTGACTAGACTTGCAGACTTGACAGTGAGTACAGATAAGTCACTTAAACCTGTATACAAGCGTGATCCTATAAAAGTACATGCTTGGTTAGTTGAACGAAACTATGCAATAAAACAACATTTATATGAACTTGGTAAATTAGCTTTTGATAATGTTAGCAAAGATAAATAAGTGGTTAAATAATAAGTGGTTTAATTTTGGTTATATGGCCATATCATTTATTTTGAATGAAGTAGTTCAAGGTTTGGGTTGGGGTATGGTTATGCTATACTTTGTTTTGGCTGCTTATACGACCCATAAAGGTTACAAATAAATCTACATATACAACTCCCTCTTTAGTGTTTAAGTTTGGTTGAGTTGCACCCCCATAGGCTAGTCTTGTGGGGGTTTATTTTTGCCATAACGTAACATTTTTATTACTTTATACGTATACATGGTATGGCGTTTGATTTTACAAATTTATGGCAGATTGTGTTATTCTCAGGTGTATCTATATACTTGGGGGTACTTGCTGCACACATAACATGGGGGGCATGGCTGCAACCATGGTTTGATAAGCGTAAATATATTGTCTATACAGTAGATATGTCACTTAAACGTGACGATGAAACTGTTGACGAATTTATGGCTAGGATTAAGGACGAGGACTTAGGTAAATATGAGATTATTGGGTAATGAATGATTTAAATCTTACAGGTGTATGTGTAGTACAAGGTAATAAATATGACCAAGGTAAACTTCGTTGGGACTTATTACCGATTGCAGAGATTGAAGATATTGTTAAGATTCTTACATTTGGTGCTGCTAAATACGCCCCTAATAATTGGCAGTTAGTTGACAATGGTACAGACAGATATTATGCAGCATTAATGCGTCATTTAGTTGCTTGGCGTAAAGGTGAGTTAATTGATCCTGAAAGTGGTGAATCTCATTTATCACATGCTGCATGTTGTTTAGTATTTTTAATGTGGTTAAATAAACAAAATAAAAATGGGTAGGTTACGTTCTACTGGTAGGTATTGGTCGTGGGTAAAATACTCGATCAATGAATTAAATTGTGGTAATTGTTCACATGCAATACCAGGTGAATGGTCTAATGATACTGGTAAATGTGGTGTTATATCAGGTTCTATTTTTGGTATATTACGTAAAGGTGTATGTAGGTTACATTCAAGTTTTGGTGGTGGTAATGTTAAATTAGGTTAAATGGTTATATTTAAACGTAGTACTAATCGTGATTTGACATGGTTAGACAAAGACAATAATATATTTGATGAAAATTGGCAAAGGACAATTACATTATTTGGTTTTATTAAATTTATATTTAATTTTACACTAAGTAATTTTGGTATTGATAAAGACGATAATAAAAAAATAGGTTTTAAATAATGGGGACTACAATATATGAATACCTAGTGACAAACGATTGGTTTGGTTCATTAGAGAAAGGTACAAGGTTATATTATGACTATTCTAGGGGTGGGTATGTGTACCACTATGAGTATGAGTCTAATACTAAAGACAGTAGGTATAATTGTTTTGAAGTACGTTCTACAGACTATTTTATGTCAGTAGAAGTAGCTCAGCAGTATATACTTAAAGGTGATTTGATTACTGGGCCAGCACTTGGTGATTTAGAAAAGGAATAAAATGGCAGTAACTGATTCTACTTTTAAATATGGGGACCTTGTAGTTGAGTGTGCCCAATGTGGTAATGTTGATACCATAGATACATATATATCTACTGGTATAGACGTTATGTTATTTAATAATCCTGAAAGTTTTTTCAGAGTTAAATGTACTAGCTGTGGTAGTGAATTAACAGTTAGGTTAATACCGTCTAGTAATGTAGACGAAGATATAATTGAAGAAGAAATTAAACATGAAGAATTTCCGCAAGAAACTCACACAGAGGAAACTATATAGTGAATATGTAAAAATGATGAATGGTTACCTTGGTCTCTCTAAACGGGAGGCTGAGGTATATTCCTTTATAGTAAAATTAGACACTGAGTGGCATCCAATATCTGCTAAAGATACTAAAGATATTTTATCTACTACTAATCGTAAACTTATAATGCGGGAATGTAATATAAGTAAAACTAATTTAAGTAGGTTAGTAATAAAATTAATTAATGAAAGTTTAATAATTTTAAATTCAGATAATGGGTATGAGTTACCTAGTAAACTAGCTTTGAATATATCAGATAATATAATAGAAACAGTATTTACTTTTGAAATAATAGATGACGACGGAGCAAGACAAAATAATTAAAAATATATCATTACTTAAATATAAAGATCCTAGGATAGTAAAAGAAGTAGTATACCATCCTATAATATTTGCCAAGAAAATTATGGCAGATCCTGATGACTATAGGCCTATCAGGATTCGTTATTTCGGGGCATTTGTGTTAAAATTTATGCATAATAAAGAGATGTTTAAACGTCTTAGTTTTATGGTTAGTGCGTTAGACACACATCCTAAATTATACAAAATTTTTATTGATCCTTCATTTAATAATTCTAGGGACGCTATAAAATATGTTAATAGGTTATTTGAAGCAAATGATTTAACATCTATAAATTCTATTTATGATGCTATTACTAAAGCTATAAAGAAGAAATAATTATTTTTATATTTTATTGAAAAACGTAACAAAATGTTTGTATTATACATATAATATATTATGCGGGTATTTGATGTTGTTTCCGGTGAGGTAGTAGCTGATCCGAGTAGGTTAATTATACCTGAATTTAAAACTATATGGGATAAGGATAAATCTAAAGATAAACAAAGAGCTACCAAAGAGTTAGCTTATATTGTGTTTTCTTATGATTTATCTGCAGATAATCCATATAGGGGTTATTCAGAGTATGAAAGAGATATTGTTTTAAAGAAAGATTTGTTTGGTGATTCTAATTGGGTTCCTGATAGTTATGTTTCTGATGCAATAGAGAAATTTAAACGTTTAATGGAGACTACTAATACTAGGGTATTATTAGGGGCTAAGAAAGCAGCAGAAGAGTTAGCTAAGTGGTTTGAACAGATTGATTTTAGTAAAGTTGATGCATATGGTAAACCTATTTTTTCTGCTACTGAGTTAGCTAGGAATTTAAAAGAAGTAGGTAGTATAGTTAAATCATTAGCTCAACTTGAAGAGATGGTTAGACGTGAACAAGTTGATAAAACTACTACTAGAGGTGGTAATGACATAGGTATGTATGAAATACCTAGGAGTAACGAAGATTATGGCATATAGGATAAATATCAAACACGAGGAAAATGCTGATAAATTTAGGCAACCTGCATTAACTTTTCAAAAGAATGGTTATTATACAGCCATACCTAGAGGTACTACAGAGTATCGTAAGTTTTGGGATGAAGAGTATAGGCGTTGTTTATTCGGTTTTACTGCAGACGATGGGGATTATATAACTGGTTATTTTTATTTCTACTTAAATTATTGTCCTATTATCATTACAATAAAGGAAAAAACAAAAATGACTAATGGCCAATATCGTGAGTCCGTTAGGCGTGTACGTGATTATCCTAGGTTTTATGATTATGACAGGGCGTATTTTGATGCTATAGACGAAGCTGAAAGAACAGGTAAACATCTAGTAGTTATAAAGAAACGTGGTGCTGGGTATTCTTTTAAAGCGGCTTCTATGCTTTGTCGTAATTATTTTTTAATCCCTGATTCTAAGTCGTATGCTATTGCTTCTGAGAATGAGTTTCTTATAAAAGACGGCGTGCTTACTAAGGCGTGGGATTTAATGGACTGGATAAATGAACATACTCCATGGTCTAAGAAGTGCCAGAAGATTGATCAAAAAATGCATAAACGTGCATCTATTGTAATAAATAAAGATGGTGTACAAACTGAAGTAGGATATAAGTCAGAGATTATAGGTATAAGTTTAAAAAATGACCCTCAAAAAGCTAGAGGTAAAAGAGGTAAACTTATAGTATGGGAAGAGGCTGGTAAATTTCCTAATTTAAAAGCAGCGTGGCAAATTGCTAGACCTTCTGTAGAAGATTCTGGTGTAGCTTTTGGTTTGATGATTGCTTATGGTACGGGGGGTTCTAGTGATGCTGATTATACTGGACTTAAGGATTTGTATTATGAACCTAAAGCATACAACGCATTACAAATAGAAAATATTTGGGACGAAGAAAATTACGGAGGAGAATGTGGTTTCTTTGTGCCAGAATACTTTAATATGACCGATGTATATAATGGGGAAGACTCAGAATATATAGGTCAACCATTTATGGATGGTGAAGGTAATTCAGATGTATTTTTATCAAGGAAATTTGCTGTTGAAGAGCGTAAAAAAATAGCAGACAATGCGAGTGATAGAACTGCTATAGATAGGTATATTTGTGAACATCCGTTTACTCCAGCAGAAGCTACTTTAAATATAAAAGGTAATATATTTCCTAAGGCTGATTTAATTAGGCATTTGGCTAACATACGTAATTCAAAAAAAATGCAAAACTTTAAACAAGTTGGGGAGTTAGTTACGAATGCAGATGGTGTGCTTACTTGGGAAATAAAAGAGCATAGAAAAGCTTTAAATAAGTATAGACTTGAAGTTGGTGAAGATAAACATGGAGCTATCACTATTTGGGAACATCCAATAGATAATCCTCCATATGGTTTGTACGTAGGCGGTTGTTTGTTACCAGGTGAAAAGGTATTGACTAATGAAGGATTATTAAATGTGGAGGATGTTACTGATCAAAATAGACTTGTTGATAAAGATGGTAATTTGGTTGATATAAAAGCCTTCCTTAAATATGATAAATTAGATGAAGATACATATACTTTAAAAATGTCTAATAGTTATAGAACTACTACGTTTACTAAAGAACATCCAATATATGTTTCTAATCATTCTCTAAATAAGCAAAATGTTATAAAGGAAGATTTGTTTAATTTTGATTTTAAAAAGGTATCGGATGTAAAAGTAGGAGATTGGGTTAAGTATCCTAATACATATTTATGTAATGATGTAGATGAATATTGGCCTCCAATTAGTGAATATTGGTGGTTTATTGGTTTATGGCTTGGTGATGGTTGGTGTTCTAAAAATAGAATATATGTTTGTTTTGACAAAAGTAATATAGATCAAATTGAGAAGTTAAAAACATTTATTGAAAAATATTACCCTACTAATATTTCTATTAGAGATAGGAATGGTTCTATAGAATGTTCTTTTGTAGCGGATATATTACGTAAAGACTTACTTAAATTTGGTAGATATGCTTCTGGTAAATTTATCCCCGAACATGTTAAATATGAAGAAAATTTAATAAAACAAAATTTATTGTTAGGTTTTTTAGATTCAGATGGATGTATATATAAAGACAAGAGAGGTTATATATCTACTGAATTTGTAAGTATGAATTTGAGGTTATTAGAGGATTTTCAAGATATTGCTTTTTCATTAGGACTTGTTGGTAATTTATCTAAATTAAGAGACGAAGGAGAATATAATATTGAAGGAAGAATTGGTAAACAGCATTCAGCATATCATTTAAGATTTGGTCATACAGATTCTATTAAATTTGCAGAAATGCATAATTTTGACATAAGAAGCAAATTAAATAAAATAAATAGAGAAGATATTAAAGTTGTTAGAAATAGGCCTAAATCTGGTTGTTTTATTAGCGATGACAATAAATATATATATTTCCAAATAAAAAATATAAACAAGAGTTCATATACTGGTATAGTTTATAATTTTGAAACGGATACACATAGTTTTTGTACGCATCATATTTCAACACATAACTGTGACCCATATGACCATGATCATTCAACTACTGATTCTTTAGGGTCTTGTATAATATATAAACGTTTTCAAAACTTTGAATCTTACTATGACTTGCCTGTAGCTGAATATACTGGTAGGCCTGATTCTGCTGAAGAGTTTTATGAAATAGTTAGGCGGTTAATAAAATATTATAATGCCACATTACTTTATGAGAATGAGAAAAAAGGTTTATATGTATATTTTACGCAAAAACATGAGGAATATTTATTAGCTGATCAGCCAGATATAATAAATGATGTATTGCAAAATACTAAAGTGTCCCGTAGGAAAGGGATACATATGAATAAGGAAATTAAGCTGTGGGGCGAGCGTTTGATTAGGGATTGGCTTAATGAGGAGTATGCTCCAGGAGCTAAGAATTTAACTAAGATTTTTTCAGAACCATTGTTAGAAGAACTTATATCTTATAATGAAGATGGTAACTTTGACCGTGTAATGGCATTTATGATGATAATGATTTATAAAGAAGAGTTGCATCATGTGCATGTTAAAAGTAAAAAGGACTACGATAAATCTAGATGGTTATTTTCTGAACCGTTATTTAAACAATTAAACAAAATAGGGTGGTTATAAATATATAAAAGATGAAGTACGAAAGTAATGTTTTTCCAGTACAGAAAGTACCTTTGAGGGAAAAGACTGAAGAATGGAAAAAGCAATGTGTAGATGCTGTTATTGCTAAAAATCCTACTGGGCCTGTTATAGATGGGTATGATCGTAAAGGTAGGATGAAAATAGCATATGATTTATATAACAGTAATTTTGATGAAAATGATTTCAAACATGTAACTGATCCATATAACGTAGGAGATACTTTTCCATCTAAGATGCAGAATTATAACATCGTTAGGCCTAAAGTTGATCTACTTATTGGTGAAGAGAGTAAAAGACCATTTACTTTTAAAGTTATACAAACTAATGATGAGGCTGTTAGTGGTATGCAGCAAGAGTATAAGCAAATGCTTCTCAAACATTTAATTGATACTTTAGATAGTCAAGTTGAAGATAATCAATATTTAGCAGACCTTCAAAGATATATGAAGTTTAGTTATAAAAATATAGCTGAAGATACTGCCTTTAATGCATTAAACTATTTAAAAGAAAAGTTAAATATTACTAATGAATTTCTTAAAGGTTGGAAAGATGCTTTAATTGCTGGAGAGGAATTATACTATGTGGGTATATTGAATGGTGATCCTGTATTTGAAAGAGTTAATCCTCTTTACTGTGATTATGATAGATCTCAGGAAGTAGAATTTGTAGATCAATCTACTTGGTTTAAGAGGTTAATGTACATGACTCCTTCTAGTATATATGATAGATGGTATAATAAACTTGAAGAAAAAGACCTCGACAATATTTTAAAGATGGTCAGGGGTGATGTGTCAAGTGCTAAGAAACCAGGTGGAGGTGTTATATGGACTACTAATTTAACAACTAGTATGCTTAATAATGCTGAAGAAATTGAGGATGCATTAGAAGTATATCATGTTGTATGGACATCTTACAAACGTATAGGATTCTTAACTGTTCCTAGTGAGAATGGTGAAGAAGAGATTGTAATGATTGATGAAAATTATGAACCTGAACCAGAAGATAAGATTGAATGGGAATGGATTACTGAGATATGGGAAGGATATAGAGCTGGTGAAGATATTTACTGGGGTATTCAACCTATAGAATTTCAACATCAGTCTGTGGAGTCTTTGTATGATAATAAGATCCCATTTACTGGTGCAGTATATAGTAATACCAACTCTAGAGGTAAGTCTCTATTAGAGATAATGAAACCATTACAATATATGTATCTTGTATTATGGTATAGGTTAGATATAGCATTAGCTAGGGATAAAGGTAAAGCTTTAATTGTAGATATAACTCAGATACCAAAATCTATGGGAGTTACTACAGAGAAATTTTTACATTATGTTTCTTCTACTGGTGTTATTTTTATAAATCCTTATGAAGAGGGTTGGGATATACCTGGTAGGGAAGGTGGTAAGCCAGCTTCATTTAATCAGTTTAGTTCCATTGATTTAAGTATGTCTAATGTCATTGCTGGCTACATTCAACTTATGGCTAAGATAGAAGATATGATAGGTGAAATATCTGGAGTATCTAGACAGAGGCAAGGACAGATTCAAAAAGATGAACTTGTAGGTAATGTACAACAAACTATTATTCAGTCTTCTCATATTACTGAACCATTGTTTTGGAAACATAATCAAGTTAAACGTAGATGTTTAAATATGATGCTTGATACAGCTAAATATGCTTGGGGTAATTCAAATAAGAAAACTTTGCATTTTGTATTACCTGATATGTCTAGAGTATTTAGTGAAGTAACTTCAGACTTTTTGTATGCTGATTTAGATGTATTTGTAATAGATTCTACTAAAGAAACTCAGGATATTGAAAGGCTTAAAACTTTACTTCCATATGCTGTACAAAATGGTGCTACTTTACTTGAGGCCGCTGAAGTTGCTATTGGCGATAATATCATTAGGATGAAACGTCAATTGTCTGAAATAGATGAACGTAAAGTAAAACAAGAACAAGAAATGGCACAGAAGGAACAGGAATCAAGGTTACAATTGCAACAGATGGTTTCACAAGATAAGGCTGAAGAAAATAGAATTAAAGAAGAAGATTCCATACGTAAGGCTGAAACTGCAATTGATGTTGCTCTTATACAGGCAGAATCTAAAGATAGTGAATTTTCAGAATCTGATTTAGCAGAAGAGCCAGAAGATAATAGTATGGAATTATTAAAATTACAGTTACAGAAAGAGAAACAAAGATCTGATACTAAGTTAAAAGAAAAGCAATTAACTGAACAGATTAGAACTAATCGTGTAGCTGAGAGACAAAAAGAAAAAGAAATTGCAATTAAGAAAAAAATTGCAAACAAACCGGTAGCAAAAACTAGTAAATAATTATGGCAGGAAAAGTAGACAAACCACTTGATGGATTTGACATGATTGCTGATTTTTTGGTTGGGCCAAAAGACGGTATATTGAAACCAGATAGTGATATGACAGCAGGGCAATACCAGGATATAGATCCTGAAGAGTTGCAAAAGAAGATGGGCGGAGATGATGAACCCGTTAAAAAAGATAATGAACCTAAAGACGATACAAAAAAAGTAGACCCTAAAAAAGATGATGGTATTATACCTCCTGAAGATGATACTAATAAAGATGATGATACTTCTAAAAAAGATGATAAATCTGATGAAGATAAGGAGTATGAGGCTGAGATTAGTTCATTTTTTGCAGGTCAGTTAGTTGATGAACTTGGATTAGGAGATGATTTTAAAGATGTAAAATTTGAGAACATTGGTGAAGTTCTTGAACTAATGAAAGAAATAGTATCTGAAAATTCTAAACCTACTTATGCGTCGGAGGAAGTTGAGAAATATGATGAGTTTGTTAAAAATGGTGGTAATTTAAAAGATTTTTATAAAGAGGTTTTTGCCAACAAACTTGATCTTGAGGCTGTTGATGTTGAAAAAGATTATGATCAGAGAGCTATAGTTCGTGAGAATTTATTGAATCAGGGATATAAGGAAGATAAGATAAAACGAATGATTAGCCGATATGAAGAATCAGAAACTTTGAAAGAAGAAGCTGAAGATGCATTAGATTTGTTAAAAGAATTTAATAAGAAAAAACAGGATTCGCTATTAGAGAGACAAAAAAAAGATGCAGAAGAGGCTAAAAAACAGCAACAAAAGTTTTTTAATGACGTAAACGAAACTATAAAGAATATATCAGATTTTAGGGGTTTCCCTATTTCAGAAAAAGAAAAGCGTGAACTATTACAATATGCATTCGCACCTGATGAAGATGGTCTGACTAAATATCAGAAAGATCTTAGGTCGGATGTATATAATATATTAGAATCAGCTTACTTTGCTAAAAATAAAGATAAAGCTAGTAAATCTAATAATAGTAACAAGGGAGACGCCGATACCTTTAAGACTCTGAGAGATAAACTTAAAGCTAGGAGTAATAAAGTTGTGGATAATGACACGAATAACTCAAAAGGCAAATCGAGTCGAAGTTCTTTAGGTGATTTTGGTAAAGGTATATTTTATAACGATTAATAATTAAAATTTTTAAAGTAAGGTAATGGAGAACAATATTCTTAACAGTCTAGTTCTTTATCGTACCAAATATTTTAGCGGCTTAGTAGATGAACAAATGCTGGCCAATGCTCTTATGTCAGAGCCTCATAGGGTATCTCCTATTATATCATACATCTTCGGGATATATGATAAGGGTAATGTCATAGACTTTATTACTAATGGTATTGGTAATACGATGACTATTGAATCTAATAGTTATCAGTGGGATCTTATGATCGAGCATGACCGTGCTATTCCTATTAAAGATGCTAAGTGGAATGGTGCTACAATTTCTGCTACAGATGTTCCTGGTATTTCCAGATCACCTATTCAGTTATGGGTTGGTGAAAAATGGTTTGGTCCTGGAGCTATTTTGCAGTTTGACGATAAAGACTTTCAGGTACGCGTTATTGGTGAACCCTATCAAGATGGTTCAGATTTCGTGTATACTGTAGTAGTTGCAGACGGTAAAGAAGAGTCTTATATTCTTCCATCACTTCTTACTGCTGGATGTAAAGTAAGTAGACTTGGTTCTGCTTATGAAGATTACAGTGAAGAAGCTGATATAGTTAATTACCAGACTCCTTTCAGAGCCCGCAACTATCTTACAACATTACGTCTATCATACGATATAACTGGTGATGCTTTTGCTTCAGTTATGGTTATGCAGATGAGAGATCCTATCACGAAAAAGCAGACTTATTATTGGTCTACTTGGCAGGAATGGACAGCTCTTCGTCAGTGGTATGAAAGACTTGATAGAATGATGGTATATCAGAAAAGTAGCATAGCTGCTGATGGTACAGTAGGACTTTATGGTACAAATGGCCGTCCTATTTACATTGGTGCAGGTTTGCTTGAGCAGATTGCTCCAGCTAATAAACGCTACTATACCACTTTAACTCTTGAACTTCTTGACACATTCTTGGCTGACTTGTCATACAATCTCCTTGGAATGGGCGAGCGTAAATTCGTTGCATTCTCTGGTGAGATGGGTCTCCGTGAATTTGATAGAGTTCTTAGAGAAAAAGCTTCTGGTTATACTATGATTGACACAGTATTCATAACAGGTACTGGTCAGAATTTAACGCTTGGTGGGCAGTTCGTTACATATAAAGGCCTTAACGGTGTTGAGCTTACACTTAAACACCTGCCTCTGTATGACGATCCTATTCATAACCGTAAACTTCATCCTGTAACAGGTAGGCCTCTTGAGTCATATCGTATTACTATAGTTGATATTAGTAAACGTGACGGTGAAGCTAACCTTAGGAAAGTTGTTAGGAAAGGACGTGAACTCGTTCAGTGGTATACAGGTGGTTCACTTGCTCCTGGAGCTGGGTTTGCTACAAGCGCCTCAACTCTTAGGTCAAATGCAAAAGACGGTTACTCAGTACACTTCCTGTCAGAACAGGGACTTATGCTTGGTAATCCTACTACTTGCGGTGAACTTATTTGTGACGCAGAGTAAAAAACTTGGTGTGATATAGGAGGTAAGACTAGCTCTGCGTGAGTCTGTACTGCCTCCTTAACACCTTTTTTATTAATTTTAATACCATAGAAATATGAGAGTAATTTTGAGACCGATAAATAGGCATACATGGCTTAATATCGTGAAATATAAAAATTGTTATGATTATATAGCTCCTTATTTTACACGTTCTGGTAATAGATATACTGGACTGTCAGCAGAAGATGCTGTTAGACTTGGGGCTAAAATTGGACTTAGTTTACTTCCCAGTTCAACTTATTGGGATAACTTTTTTGTACGCATAGGAGCTGATGATATATATTTAGATACAGAAGATCCTATGGATGAGGTTAAATATATATTTTTAAAAAATCATAAAAGAGTTAAAAACTCACAGTTCGAACGTAAAGCAACTGCTGATTATTTACTTATAAATAAAGATGAGGAGGCTAAACGTGAGAATTTATTTAATAAAGCTAAGGTAGATGCTATATCTGAATTTAAGAGGATGTCTCTTACAGATATGCGTAAGTGCCTTAGATTGTTTGGTCATAGTTCAGAAAATGTTAGTGGTGAAGTAGTAGAAAATTTAATGTTTAAACTCATTGAATCTAATCCTTCTACTTTCCTTGAAAAATGGGTTAACAACACTAATAGAGAAGTTGAAGTTATAATAGAGCAGGCTATAGCTAAGAATATTATACGTAGAAATAAAAACGTATATAAGTTTGGTACTGATGTAATAGGGTATAGTATGAGTGAAGTCATAGACTTTATGAACAATCCTAAAAATCAAGACATACGAATAGCAATAGTTAATGGAACTGATGCTAAAGATTTCATAGTTCCTAACGAAGCTCCAGAAGAAGATTTAAAGCAATTTAATATTCCTAATGAAGATAATAAAATAACAGCTAAGGTTGCTAAACCTAAGAAGCCTAAACTTCTTGGTGGACTACCTGGGATGGATGATTCTGAAGGAATAGATATAAATAGCGCAGATTTTATATCATAATCATGACTATATTAGAAATGCATACTGCTTTTAGATTGGAGTTGGATAAAGTTAATTCTTTACAATATCCTGACTTTACATCTATAGAGATAGATTATTGGCTTAATAGGTCTATAAGAGAGTTTGTAAAAACTCGTTATAGTGGACTTAATGCTCACAGGAGTGCATTTGAACAAACACAAAAACGTATAGATGATTTAAGGACATTAGTGAGGGAAGTTAATATTCCTTGCACGAGTGTAGGTAGTACTAAACCAAATGGTTATGTTTTAACCAATGGATTTAGTAATACCGCTTTTGCCTCGGCGCCATATTGGTTGTCGTTAGGTGAAGAAGTTAGTTTGGTATTGCCTGACACATCTACAGTTACTGCAGGTGTAACAGAAATAACTGCTGATGAATATAGAGCTGAATTGGATAACCCATATTCTACATATATATTACATTACGACCAAGCTAAACCATTGAGGTTATTTTATAATAACACAATTGAATTTATTACAGATGGAACTTACAGCGTAAGTAGTGCTGATATTAGGTATATCAAATCTCCCGCAACTGTTAGTTTTTCAGGTGTTGTAAGTTGTGACTTAGCTGAGCATACTCATGATGAGATAGTTTCAATAGCTGTTAGATTAGCTCTTGAAAACGTTGAACAACCAAGACATGAATCTTATTCACAAGAAGTATCTGTAATGGAATAATAATTTAAATTAATTACAAAAAAATGTTACAAAGGACAAATAAACTATTAATCGGTAAGGATATTAGCCGGGATGCTCAGGTTGTTGATGGTGCTCTCATCACAACGACTATAGCTTCAACGGGCCTCGCCGATGGTGAGGTCGTTGTTCTTGACAAGAATTTTAAAGTATTGACAGCCGGTTCTACAATAGCCGATTCCGATATTATATATATTTGTCAGGGTACAGGCGATACTTACACTTATGTTAATGAAGCCGGTACATCTACTACAAGCAACCGTAGATTGATCATGTCTGATCCTATCGAAGGTAAACTTGTAAGAAAATATACTGGTACTTCATATGCTGCTAAATCAGAACAAATTGATTCATGGGCTCTTTCGGCTGTTACTCCTGTTTTGGGGACAGAATATATGGTTAGAATTGTTTATAAGGATATGAATGAACATCCTGGACAGTTTACACAGACATATAGAATTACGGCTGATGGAACAAATGCTGATACTAACTTAGTTGATCTTTTAGAAGCTAAAATCAATGCTCACAGTGGAGCAAGGGTTGTTGCTACTTCATCAACTACTACTCTTATTTTAACAGGTAAACCAATTCCTCAATGTACCACAAGCGTTAATGATCTAGAAGAATTTAGAATGGTTGAATTTGAATCATTTATAAATTATATTGATCCATCTGGTACAGATAAAGGTACTTGGGTTGATGTTGGTGGTACTTTATCACGTACAGTAGCTAATTATGGGTCAGGTACTTGGGAACAAATTAGGGATATGGAAAAGAGAGCACTTCCTTATAGAGGTGTTACAAATTTTACAGCATATCCTGTAATTGCTCCTACTATGCGTACTGTCAAGAGTTCTACATATGATCTTATTGTTATTGAACATGACAAATCATATATTTCTCCTGATAATCAGTATGTAAAACAGGCTCCTTTGACTACAGTAATTGCTTTTGTTGTTCCTTCAACTGGTACACAGGAGAATTCTGTATTGGCTCAGTTGAATCCTTGGTTTGCTTCTTGCCCAGGTGCTTTTAATAGTATTACATTATAATTTTGGGGGATAAAGATATGGCAAACAATGTAAATGAATTCATGAATCCTAGAGTCGTTAAAGCCGACTTTACGGTATTATCGTCAGCTGCTACACAAGCACTTCCTTCAGGAGTTTTTATTCCTACGAATGCTCTTGTAACTGGCGTTACTTTTATTGATAGACATGCGCTTGGGTCAGTACATTCTAATGACTCTGCTTCAATTGATCTTAGGGCTGCTGGTGTAGCTCTTATATCTACTAAAGCAATTTCAGTATTTGCTGCTCAAAATATTGCATATGTTCCTACACTTGTTTCAACCGCTGGTATGAATATTTCTACAGCTGGTGAACTTGTGTTGAGTGTTCAGGGTAGTTCTGGTACTGCTCCTCGTACATGGTCTCCTACAGTTTATGTAGGTTATGTGGTTTAATTAATCTCATAATATTGAAATTAGAAAGGGGCGGGGTGTTAAAGCTCCGCCTTTTTACTTTTAAATTTATTATAAATGGCATTTACTTTAGCATTTGAAGTTACTGAACGTAACGATAACAAAATTATTACCATAACAGATACTACTGGTGAAGTATCTACTGGTACCGCTACTGGTTGGGGTTCTCCTGATCCTTTGTATACAGCTATAGTGGCTAGTGGTGGCGCTCACACTTTAGAACTGGATATATCAATAACCACTTCAGATGGTCTTGAAACTGTATACGATACAATAGATTTATATACAGAATTTGGACCATTTTCTGCAGTTACGGATTTAGTATTTCCGTTAGATTGTTCTATGCTAAAAGTAAGTGGGGTAGCCTTAGGTACAGCAGATGATATATTCCCAGATGGGATATATGAATTTACATATATGTATGATTATGGTTTAGGCACATATACTGCAACTAATTCATCAGAAACTGTTTATGGTAAGGTACGTAACTCTACTTATGAGTTACTTAGGAAAATGACTACTTCATATGAATATGAAGGATATATTGATGATGGTGTTCTATTATCTGTATTTGCTAATACATATTTAGATGCCATATTAACATTCGATCCAGTGGGTAGGCGTAATTCTGTTATAAGCAATTTATATACTTTAGAAAGACTTTTAATTAACGAATCTACATATGAGATCTAGAAAATACGTTCCTGGTATATTAGTTGATGGTAGAGGTTTAAGGGGTCCCAAAGGGGATAAGGGAGATCCTGGATTTGTAGCATCTGAGATTACCTCTTACATAACTAATTTAACAGATTATGCTGCATTAACTCATACTCACGGTAGTGTGTATGGTTATAATATTAGTGGAAGTAGTAACAGTACTGGTATGACATTATCTGTTGGTAATTACCTTACTACTGCGGCATTATCAAATCATAGTCATACAGATTATACTAGTATTGGTGCTCTTACCAATCATACACATGGAGCTATATATAGCATAACTAAAACAGGCACAAATGTATCTTTTAGTTCTGCCAGTAATGGATTAAGTATAAGTATTCCTGCGTATTTAACTACAGCAGCATTAAGTTATCACTCTCATAGTGATTTATATATGCCGCTAGCTAGTTCTTCTGCTGTATTAACTACAGCTGCTTTATCAAATCATACGCACGGCTCAGTTACTGCATTAGGTAATATATTGGTAGGTTCTTCTAGTAATGGTGCTGTATTTTCAGTATCAGAAGGAATAAAACAAATCGCTTTAGCTGGTAATACTATAGGTACAGGTGCTACGATATCTACTGGTAGTGTAGTATTAGCTGGTGCAGGTATAGTAACATTATCTCAAAATGGTAATACAGTTACTATTTATGCTACTGGTGGAGGAGGTAGTGGGGTTGTTGGTACTGGTTTTAGTACTGGTAGTACAGCTTCAGGTACTGACTTAGCAGCTACATTAAATTCTAATGGTATGAGTCTTGTTTATCCAAGATTCTTAACTACAGCTAGATCTAGTAATGATGCTATAGGTTTGAATACAGCTATTACTGGTGGCTTAATGACAGCTAATAGTAGTGGTTTATCTTTGAATTTGTCAGCATTTTTAACCACTGCTATGTCTAGTAACGGTGCAATAGGTTTAAATACAGCTATTACAAATGGTTCATTAACTGCAGATAGTAGAGGTATTTCATTAAATATACCTAATTATAGTACTAATTTTATAGGTCTAAACGCAGCAATTACAGGTGGTAGTATGACTGCAAACAGTAGTGGTATATCTTTAGATATATCTCCAGCTGTTGGTATTGGACTTAATACAGCAATTACAGGTGGTTCTATGACTGCTAATACATCTGGTATATCTATCAATGTAGCAGGTGCAGCTGGTGCTGGTTTAAATAGTGCTATTACCGGTGGTTCAATGACAGTCAATACTTCTGGTATATCTATAAATTTACCAGCATATTTGACAACTGCAATGGCAAGTAATGCTAGTACTGCATTTGTTGGTATTAATAGCGCTATTACTGGTGGTAGTATAACTCTTAATACAAGTGGTGTATCTATTAATATTCCACCTGCTGGTGTAGCAATTAAAGGTAGTGGTACCGCTATTATTACCTCTGGTACTGGTAATTTTGTTAATTCCAACGGTATATCCTTTGGTGTAACTAGTGACAGTATAACTGCTTCCTGGTTATCAAATAATTATGTATTAACCGCTGTTAGTTCCGTATTTCAACATACATCTGCTAACTCATTATTATCTAGTATATATCAATTAACAGCTAATAATTCTCAATCTTTAGGTACTGGGTATAGTACTCATATTCATGGTAATGTATCTACAGTGAGTGTAACTGGTTCCTTAATTACTAATAGTTCAGCTAGTAACGGTATTACTTTAGGTATACCGGCTTATATTACATCTGCTGGTGCACATACTCATGATTACGCTTTAACAAATCATTCTCATGGGTCAATAGCAATAACAGGTGGTATAGGTATGACATCTGCTAGCAGTGGATTATCTGTATCTTTACCTGATTATTTGATTAGTATTCCAGCAGCTAATGTATATTTTAGTAATGTAAGTAGTAATAATATAACATTTGGTTCTAGTACAGCTGGTTCATCTACTACTATCACAGCTAAAGTAGATAGAGTAAGTAATATATATTTTAGTAATGCTAATGGTATAAGCTTTGGTACTTCGAGTAACGGTGTATCAACGTCAGTATCTGCTTCTTATACTGTACCTGCAACAGGTAGTATTATATTTAATAATACAAATGGGGTTACGTTTGGTACATCAGTTAATGGATATACAACTACAGTTACAGCTTCTGTAAGTATAACTGGTCCTAGCGGTATAGCTTTAGGTAATACTTATAATAGTTCTGCCTTTACTACAGGTTCAGTAATGTTATCTGGTGTTAATTTAACGGTTAACACTTCATCGACAGGTGCAAGTCAGTACTTACAAATATCTGCTCCTGCTATAGGATACTTATTTTTTAGTAATACTAATGGTCATAGTTGGTCATCTTCAACAAATGGTGCATCAACTAGTATATATATAATTACATAATATGTCTATATTTCCTGTAATTGAACAAACTACCAGCGGTAGAGATTCTACTGCTGGTACTTCTCATGTTATAACTATGCCTACAGACATAACAGCAGGAGAATTAATATTGGTGATATTCGCTAGTAGTGGTAATCCTGGTACTATTAATGTTAGTTCTAGTAATATGACATGGCGTTATACTACTCTTTGGGACGAATCAGGTGATGCTTATACCTTTACTTGTTTTATAGGTTATGTAACAAGTACTGGTACTAAAACATTAACTCTTAGTACAAGTACATCAGAGGAAACTGTTCATATTGTGTATAGATTAAGTGGTGTTAATCAATATGATATAAATGGAGATGGTTATTTAGATGTAAATGGATATTTCTCTACTACATCTACATCTACATTAGGTACTAATGCTAACCCTCCTACAGATAATGCTTACACATTATATGGTGAGCAAGATTATTTATTTATAGTTGCTGCAATTACAGAGAATACAGTAGCTACAATAGCTCCTACTAATTTTAGCGGTCTAACAACTATTGCAAGTATTAATCCAAATAATGTAGCTTTATCTACAGCTTATCGTGCTTATAGAACTGGTTCCACATATGACCCTGGTAGTTTTACTACAGCATATGATAATTGGATGGCATTAACTATAAGTGTATTACCTATATTAGGTTGTGGTAGTAATTACTATAGGAAACATTCTGGATTACATTCTTTAGCTTCTAATCTTAAAGGATATTGGAAATTAGACGAAACTACAGGTACTACTTTATATGATTCTACAAGTACAGTTAATTTATTTACTTCCGGGACAGTTAATCAAACAGGTAAATTAGGTAGGGCTGTTAGTTTATCTGGTGTGCAATACATAATGGCCGGTCATACAGATAGTATATTGACTTTTCCAAATGGTATGACTTTTTCGTGTTGGCTTAATTTAACTAGTGCTCCTGCAATATCTAATAAAATATATAATCAATATCATGAGACTAGTCCATGGACAACTATATCTATAGGTGTGACCTCTTCTAATAAAATAAGTGGAGCTGTAGTTAACTCTTTAAACGAGGTTTTTTATTTTCAAACTAGTACTACTATTAATACTAGTACTTGGTATAATATAACCTTTACTTGTTCTGAAGCAGGTATGAGATTATATATAAATGGCGTAGAGGCATCATATGATTGGAATGATGGTTTTTCAGGTACAATTAAACAGGCCGATGGGGCCACATTTTTTGGTAATGAAGAATTGAATGGTGACTATTGTTTTGTTGGTCTTTTAGACGAATTAGCAATATTTGATAAACAATTAAGTCCTGCAGAAGTAAGTGAATTGTATAATTCTGGTTCAGGTAAAACATATCCTCTTTAATAATTATGGCAACTTATCATATAACAACAACAGGGGTTGATACATCTGGAAGAGATGGACTATCAACAGCAACTGCTTGGGCTACTTTATCATATGCTTGTACAAGAGTTAGTGGTACAAATACTATTTATATTCATAATGGGACTTATACTTGGTCTTCTCAAATATTACTTCCTGTTAATATTTCTATACAAGGTGAGAGTAAAGATGGAGTAATTATAAGTTCTTATTATAGTGTTTCAAATAGCCCATTAATAAAACTAGAAACATCAAACGGATGGCTTGGTACATATGGGAATCAAACAATATCTAATCTTACAATAGAAGGTAATAGTACACTTTATATTGGAATACAAGTAAATTTTAGATCTAATGTAATAATACATGATGTAGTATTTCAAAATTGCTTATATCATGGTACTATATATTGGGGGATGCCTGACTGGATGTGGACCGTAACTAGTGTTATAGACCCAGCTGAAAAAATGCCCAATTATTGGTGTACCGGAAATGAAGTTTATAATTGTACATTTTATAATAATGTTCAAACTGGTGATGGCGGGCAATTAAGTTATGGTGCACAGGATGGCATTAAAATATATAACAATACATTTGATCAACCTCTTGTTGGGTCTGGAACGAACTGCGGGGGAGTAAAATTTTACGATGGCGGATATAATAAAAATGTAGATTTCCATGATAATCATGTTCATACGGTATCTAATCCTGGTAATATATATAATTTTTCACTTGAAATGTGGAATGATTTAGGTGGATGCAGATACTATAATAATAGATTTATAGGAACAGTTGATATGAGTGGATGTTCTATGACAACCGGAACATATTCCTGTTGGTTCTATTCTAATGACATGGGATTTGATTCATATCCGTCACTTGCTCAGGATGGAAACAGACAACAATCGTTTGGTATAGAATTTGAAGGGCCATGTGATAATTTTATTGTTTCAGGTAATTATATACATCATGTAGGAACAGGTATTGGTATATTGTCTTTGTATCCTATAGGTACACATACTATACAAAATATTATTCATGATTTTTGGATTTATAATAATCTATTGGTTTATCTTGGGTTGGCTAATAATGCTGCCAATGATTGGGAACCAATAATGGGTATTGATTTTTGGAATGATGGCGCAGGTGCAGGAACAGATACTATAGACAATGGTTATATATGGAATAATGTTATTCATTTGGGGCAAACTACTCCTAATAGTTACTATGCAACTGGGATTTTTATGCCTTATTATAATATTGTTGCAACTGATCTTTATATTCAAAATAATATATTTTTAAATTGGAATAGTGGTACAACATATTCAGCAGCTATATTTGGTACAGCTTTATATGGTAGTACAAATAGTGTAAATAGATTATATATAAATTATAATGATTTCTATAATAATACTAATAATATTTTATTTGTTAGTGGTTATTCCCCAACTAATTATACTAGTACACCCAATTTAACAAGTAATCCTTCACTTGATAGTAATTGGAAAATACAGAATACATCTTCTCCTGCATATCATGCTGGTACTAATGTAGGTCTTTCCACTGATTACGCTGGTGCATCGTGGAATAACCCACCTAGTATGGGGGCTTATGAGTATATATATTCTTTGCCTACTGTAACAACAGCTAGTATTTCTAGTATTACTAGTACTACAGCAGTTGGTGGTGGTAATGTAACACATGATGGTTATTTAACAGTTACAGGAAAAGGTGTATGTTGGTCAACTTCTGTTAATCCTACTATATCAGATGAATATACTTCAGATGATACAGGAGAAGGTTCATTTGTTTCAAATATAATTGATTTAACTCCAGGTACAACTTATCACGTCAGAGCATATGCTATTAATTCTTTAGGTATAGCATATGGGTCAGATGTTGAATTTACTACAGAGGTTGGTGATGGTGTAGATGACTATGTATTAGTTTCATTTGCTAATGTTTGTAAATATTCTATATTAGAATAAATTATTGTAACATTTAATAAATGTATACGTATATAAATATAAAAGTTTATGAATGATTTTGAAATAGTATATACATATTTTATTAATGAATTAAAAATTTATGACAACAGAACCTAAAATTTATTTCCCTGATATGGGATATCATAATAAAGATTTAGATGTTAGTAATGAAAGATTAGAAAATAGTAAAAGTTATAAAGATCTTTCAACTATTATAATTTGCCCTACTCGTGGACTTATTCCGGCTAGAGTTGTACAATCATGGTTATCTTTGATGAGGCCTATGAATCAAAAGGTAATTGGTCCTATTTTTGCTATTGGGATGGAAGTTGGGCAAGCTTACAATACTTTAATAGAGCAAATATTAGCTCATCCAGATCTTTCACAGTATAAATATATCCTTACTATAGAGGAAGATAATATGCCTCCTGCAGATGGATTACTTAAACTGTATGAGAATATAGATAAATATGACGTTATACAAGGGTTGTATTGGACTAAAGGAGAAGGTGGCCAGCCGATGATATATGGCGATCCTAAAGTAATGCCAAAGAACTTTATACCACAGAAACCATTATTAGAACAAGTACAGCAAGCTAATGGTTTAGGTATGGGGTTTAATCTATTTAAACTTGATATATTTAAAAATCCAGATTTACCAAAACCTTGGTTTAAAACAGTACAAGAGATAGGTCCTGGTGGAGCAAAAATGTATACACAGGATTTATATTTTTATGAAAATGCTGCCAAATTAGGCTACATATTTGCATGTGATAATAGGGTTAAAGTTGGTCATTATGATATAAATGCTGATATAATTTGGTAAAATGGAGTTTAGGAGTGTTAATTCTAGTATATCTGGTACATTAGGAGATCTATTTAAAAAGATAGAGCGGCTTAGTGGTGCATCTACTATTTATACAATAAGTGGTAATTTCGCTGGTACAGGTACTAGTGCAACAAATGCTTCTATAACTTTAAATACAGCTGGTTTAGCAATATCTGTAAATCCAGGCGGTGGTACTGGGGTTGGTACTTATGTATCAACATTAACTTCTACAGGTAATAATATCAATTTAACTTTAAATACATCTGGTATTACTATGGCATATCCTCAATTTAGTACTATAAGTGGTGGTACTGGTGGGACTAGTGCAATATTAAATTTAGATGGTGGGTTTCCTGATACTAATTATATGGGTGTTTCATTAATAGATGCTGGCGGGGTTTTATAAATGGCAGTACAAATACAAATAAGAAGAGGAAGTTCTAATCAATGGTCAACAGCTAACCCTATTTTAGCTCAGGGTGAACTTGGTATTGCTTTAGATCTTTCACAATTTAAAATAGGTGATGGTGCTAATTCATGGAATGACTTAGCATATTATAGTGCAAGTTATACTCAATCTACCCATAATCATCCATATATAAATACTTCTAATAGTTCATTATTTCAATCTACAGGGAACTATCTTACTACAGCTATGGCTAGTAATGCAGGTTCTGCTTTTGTATATACTTCAAATAGTTCTCTATTTCAACATACTTCAGCTACATCAGCAATTACATCTAATGCTGTAAATACTTCCATAACATCTCAATGGTTAACTACAGCTGCTGTAAGTAATCATACTCATAGTGATTTATATGTTAATACTAGTATTAGTAGTCAATGGCTTACTACAGCTATGCAATCTAATATGACCTCTGTATTTCAGAATACTTCTAATACAAGTAATATAACATCTAATGCTGTTAATACAAGTCAATCTAGTTTATTTCAACATACTAGTGCTACCAGTAATATTACAAGTAATGCATTTGCTACTTCTAATTCAAGTTTATTAGCCGGATCATCAATTGCATCAAGAGTAGTACAATTAAATGGTAGTTCGGGAAATATTAGTTTAGCGGCAGTATCATCTCTTACTTCTTCAACTAATGGGTCAACTATTAGTTTTGGTTTAGTGTCAGATATTTCTACATTGTGGTCTGGTCAAACAACCGCTAATCAAAGTAGAGTAGTTCAGATTAATGGTAGTAGTGGTACATTAAGTATTGCAACAGGTTCAAGTTTATCATCTTCTTCAAATGGATCAACAATTACTTTTGGTCTGGCTTCCAATATTACAACCGCATTACAATCTGCTGGTGCATATTTGACTACTGCTATGGCGTCTAATATGACATCAGTTTTTCAGTATACATCAGCAACTTCAAATATTATTTCTGCTGCATTAAATACATCACAATCTTCGTTGTTTCAACATACCTCTGCTACTTCAAATATCACTGGTTCAGCAATGAATACCTCTGAAAGAAATAATTATTTTTATAGTAGTAATAATACATTTGCTAATTCAACACATAATCATGGTGGTTTAACTATAAACGCTACTAATATAAATACATCTATAACAAGTGCTAGTAATGGTATAACTATAAATTTATCAGCTGATGCTGGTGGTGGGGGAACTTCGATAGTACCAGGTAGTTATTTATCTTCTTCTTTAAATGTTTCTACACTTTCTTTATCGGTTACTGGCCTTCAGGCTACATCAGCTACATCTGCAATTACAGCAAGTGCTTTAAATACATCTCAGTCTTCATTATTTCAACACACTAGTGCTACTTCGGCTATTACAGTATTAGCTTTAAATACTAGTCAAAGTTCGTTGTTTCAGCATACATCCGCAACTTCTGCAATAACTAGTAATGCTTTTCCAACAGCCAATACTACACAATTAGCTGTATCATCTATAGCCTCAAGGGTTGTTCAGATTAATGGTAGTTCAGGTAACATAAGTTTCTTAGTTGCAAGTAGTTTATCATCTTCTTCAAACGGATCGACGATTAGTTTTGGTTTAGCGTCTAATATAACTACTGCTTTACAGAGTGCTGGTGCTTATTTAACAACAGCTGCTCAATCAAATAATATAGTAAATAGTATTAATGGTTCTACTGGTCAATTATCATTTGTAGTTGCTTCTAGTTTAAGTTCATCTAGTAATGGTTCAACTGTAACTTGGGGACTTGCAAGTAATATAACAACTGCTCTTCAAAGCGCTGGCGCATATCTTACAACGGCTATGCTATCTAACGCTAATAGCAATTTTATTAGTACTTCTCAATCATCTCTATTTCAGCATACTTCGGCTACTAGTGCTATTACAGCATCGGCAATGAACACATCTGAAAGGAATAATTATTTTTATAGTTCAAATAATACTTTTGCTAATAATACTCATACCCATGGTAATCCTACTTTAGCACTTACAAATTTAACAGGTACTACTGCTTCTGCTTCTAATGGATTCACATTATCATTAAGTGCAGCCGCTCCAGGCGCTGGTGGTGGTGTTGCAATAGCAGGATCTAATACTACATATACAAGTGGTACTGTAGTATTTAGAGGTACTAATTTAACAGTTAATACTTCAGCTGGTGGTCAATATATAGATTTATCTGTAGCCGCTCCGGGTGCTGCAGCAGAAGCTAACTGGGTGCATATAACAGGTAATACGTCTAATAATACTACAGCATCAGGATCTACTATATTATGGTCAGCAGGTAATAATATTACTTTAGGTATTACAGAAGGTAGTAAGATAAAAATAGACGGTCCTTCTACAGGTAGTCTTTATTTCGTTAATTCTAATGGAGTTAGTTTTGGTACAGCTGTGAACGGAGTATCAACTTCTGTATCTGCTAGTGTATCAATTGCTCCTAATAGATCTGTATGTGAGATAATACCTGGGGAATATTTAACAAGAATAATAAATATTAGTGCTACTCAAGTAAGTAATAAGATAATATTTAATCCATTTTGGTTAGATGGAAATGGTTTAATTGCTTCTACAGTCAGATTTATATTATCATGGGTCACTAATAGCACTCCTCCTGTAATGACTTACGGAGCAGCTATATATAGACACAATAATTCAACACAATTAACTTTAATTAATAGTACTACAGCTACTGTTAATTATGTTACTACTCAAAGTGCTAGTTATTCTGGTATACGAGCTTGGGATGTAACTGGGTTAACAGCTTCATTATCTGAAGGTAGACATGTATTAGCTCTATATTTTTCTTATGGTAATACAACTAATGCTAATGCTAGTTTATATGGTGCAGCTAACTGGCCAGCAGTAATAGGTTATGTAAGTGGAGCAAGCGGTACAGCTGCTACTAATAATACTGCTCATTTATATCCTTTTCAAGGTAGATATTCTGCTACTACAGCTGGATTTCCTAATGCAATAGCTGCAGCAGATATATATGGAGGTAGGTCTCAAGATGCTTTTGATTATTATGCAATTTTAAAACAAATTTAGCACGTGGCAATTTATTATGTAAAAAATGGAGGTAGTGATGCATTAGATGGTTTATCTGATGGTAATGCATGGGCTACTATAAGCAAAGTTAATTCTACTTCCTTAAACGCCGGTGATGTTGTATTGTTTAAATGTGGTAGTGAATGGCGTGAAATATTAGCAAATAATACTTATAGTGGTAATTCTGCTGCATATATAAGATATGGTTCATATAGCACTGGATCTAAACCAATAATAAATGGAGCAGACGTAGTAACTACATGGACCAATTACAGTGGTAATATCTGGTATGCTAACTGTCCTGTACTTAACACAGGCACATGGGGTACCAATTATGATAGAGTTGTTGTAGTTGATAATGTATTATATACTCAAGTAGGTTCATTAGTAGAAGTTGTTTCAGCCAATCAATATTTTATAAATAAGTCAGGTAGTCCACATGTATGTTATCTTTATTCTACTACAGATCCAGATACTAAAACAGTTCAAATATCTGCAAGACATTATTGTATAGCTATAGTAAATAGTATATATATTTATATTGAAAATATAGAAGTAAAATACGCTGGTCATAGTGGTATATATTTATATACAACTACAGGAGCTGGAGAAATAGATTCTTATTCAATAGTAAATAGTTGTACAGCATATGGTAATAGAATAGCTGGAGTAATGTGTGATAATGGTTATAGTATGACAAATATAACTAATTGTACTTCTACATATAATGGTAATGGTTATTATTCATGGGGTGATAGTGCAGATCATTCATCAGATGATAATATTTTTTCACATTGTTATGCTGGTTATAATATAGCATATCCTAATAGTGGCACTTGTTTAATGACAGATGGTCATGGATTTGGTATATATAAATGTCATGGTGTTATTGTTGAATATTGTGAGACTACTAATGATAATTATGGTATTATTATAGATTGTGGTGGTGAATTATGTGATTTTGTTGCTAGATATAATTATGTACATAATACTAAAAGCAATACTCCTGGTATATGTATAGGCAATAATGCTGCTACTGGTTCTGTACATTATGCATATTATAATCTTGTAACAAGAACTGGTGCTGGAGATACTTATGGTATGTTAGGGCATTGTATAACAGCTGGTGGTAGTACTGGTAATAGGACAGTGTATATTTTTAATAATACTGTATATCAAGACAGTACAAGTAATGGTGCAGGTATAACGTGTTATGGTGGGACTAATCCAGGTAATTATGTGTATATAAAAAACAATATAATTTATTCTAACAATTCAGTAGCTACTTTAATGTATATTCAAGCTGGTGGTACAGGTTCACAGATTGATTATAATCAGTATTATGCCCCATTAGACTCTACTAATTTATTTGGCTTTGTTTCTAGTTTTTATAACGACTTAGCTTCATGGAGAACTGCAACAGCGCAAGAAGCTAATAGTAATTATGGTGATCCTGTTTTTGAAAATAGGACTGGTAATTTGAATACTATATGGGACTTTATAATTAAGAGCACATCTCCTTGTGTAAACGATGGTGTATCTACTGGATTAACTAAAGATTTTTTTGGTAATACTATAAGTGGTAATCCAGATATAGGTTTTAATGAGTTATCATATTCATATGGATTTGATAGTAAATTAATTAAATGTTAAATAAAAAAATGAAAATGTCTAAATTTGAAATCCTTAAAACAAAGAATAAACAATTTTATTTTGTTTTTAAGAGTACAAATGGTGAGGTATTGCTGACCTCAGAAACTTACAAGTCTAAACAGTCTTGTAAAAAAGCGATAAAGGCGATAAAATTGAATGGTTTATTTTCTAAAACAGTTGATTTAACTTAATTATGCCTAACACTACAGGTGTATATAAGAAACAAGAAATACCTCTTTCTGCTTATTGCGATAAAGGGCATGCATTTACAGAAGATAATACTATATATAGAAAACGTAATAGGGGTAGAGGAGAAGAGATTAGTAGAGAATGTAGAATATGCCATTATAATCGAAATAGAAAATATGAAAAAACATTTGATATTGCACATTATAAATGGCTTGGTCATATAAGACGTACTTATAATTTATCAGAAAAAGATTATAGTGATATGCTATTATTTCAAAATGGTAAATGTGCCATTTGCGGAAAAGAAAAAGATAAATTATGTATAGATCATGATCATAAAACCGGAGAAGTTAGAGGACTATTATGTATTAAATGTAATAGTAATCTAGGTTGGTACGAGAATAATAAAGAAAAAATAAATAATTATTTAAATAAAAATGATGGAAGAGACAAAATTAATTAATGAACTTCGTTTAGATCTGGCATGCGGAAAAAATAAAACAGAAGGTTTCTTTGGAATTGACATATTTCCTGGGGAAAAAGTAGATGGCGTGGTTGATTTAGAACAGTTCCCATGGCCAATTGAATCTAATAGTGCAGAAGAAATAGTATGTAGTCACTATGTTGAACATACGTCTGATCTTATGAAATTCATGAATGAAGTATATAGAATACTTAAACCTGGTGGTAAAATTAAAATTATAGCTCCTTATTATACTTCTATGAGATGTTGGCAAGACCCAACACATAAGAGAGCAATAAGTGATGCTACATTTCTCTATTATAATAAGAATTGGAGAGAACTAAATAAATTAGATCATTATCCAATTACTTGTGATTTTGATTTTGTGTATGGATATGATATGGACCAAGTATGGGCTGGTAAGCATGAGGAAGCTAGAAACTTTGCTATAGCTCATTATTGGAATATAGTTAATGATATACATGTTACTTTAACATCTAGAAAAGAAGAAGAGAAAGTAACTGAAGTTACTGCAGATACTCTGCAGCCAGCTAGTAACTAATAAAACAAATAACAATGGTAACAGCAGCACAAATACAAACTTATTTAGACAATATGTACGAGATACAGGCTGATCACATGGATAAGCTTGTTCGTAATGAGAAGATTGGTAGTAAAGATATATTTTCAGATAGAATTATTGCTGCTGTTCTCAATTGTTATGTTAAGATAGTTGAAGACTATTTTAGTCAAGCTGTATATGATGGTGGGTATTTTGATACAGATTATAACTTCTTTGATGAGGAAGAAATAAAAGAAATTATATATCGTATAAATAAGATATGCGATACTGATTATTATTTAGATGTGTAATATATGGAAAAGAAATTAAGTAAAATTGAAACTAAAGTGTGTAATATACCAGATGACATATTAACAACATTGCAGCAAGATATTGCAGAAATTAAAGTAGCTCTGTTAGGGAATGAATATAATCCTCAAGGTGGGTTATTATATAGAGTTTCTGATTTAGAAAAGCATGTAGATAGGTTAAAAAATAAGTATGAACGGATTATGTGGACTATAGTAGTAGCATCTTCTGTCATAGCATTTGTATTTAACGTTATTATGCAAATGTGGGATAAGGTAATTAAGTAATGAATATATCAGATCATATAACTTATAAAGAAGCTACTTATAGTTCTACTGCTGTAAATTTGAATATTGATAATACTCCTAATGCGGAACAATTATCAAACATGATGTTAGTAGCTATAAAAGTGTTTGAACCTATGCGAGTTCATTTTGATGTACCTATTCATATAGCGTCTTTTTTTAGATCTAAGAAACTTAATAAAGCTTTGGGTGGCAGTACTACCAGTGATCACATGAAAGGTAGAGCTATTGATGTAGATGCTGATAAATACAATAGTATTAGGAACAAACATATATTTGAATATATAAGAACTGTTTTAGATTTTGATCAATTAATAGCTGAAAATGTTTCTGATAATAAATGGAATGATATAGGGTGGGTTCATTTTTCTTACAGATCTACAGGTAATAGAAAAGAAGTATTGCTTAGTGAAGTATACAATGGTAAAAGAATGTATTATGAATATGATCCTAATAAAGGTTTGAATGTTAAATTATATAGGTATGAGTAAAGTACTTAGAGTGTTTACTGACCAAGGAGGAGAGTTTTCCTGGCGTAAAATAATGACCGCTATGGCGTCTGCAATATTTGCTGTAGCGTCGGTTGGGTATTTAATTAAAAATGATTTTGATGAATTACCTAGTAGTTACCAAGCTATTATTGCTGGTGTATTTGCATTTTATTTTATGAAATCTATTTTTACAATAGATAAATATAGCATAGTCGCAAAAGAAACAGAAAACGGTAAAGGTAATGATGGAAAAGAAAAAAAGCAAAAAAACTAAAATTGAAGATATATTATGGACATATGAATATATGATCAAAGAATATTCTGCAGCTTCTTTTATATATACTGTGTCTAATAAAATATCTGAATTATTTAAAGAAAAAGATGAAAGCTAGAACTATAGCATATGGAGTAATATTTTTATTGTTAGCAGCAGTTACTGTTCAGTCATATTTTTTATCTGTTAAAATAGATAAGTTGAATGCTGCCAATAGTAATTTAGATGCTGTTAAGAAAGAACTAACCCATAAGCAAGATTCTATTAATCTTTTATCTAAGCAAGCATCTACTTTACAGTTAAAAGCTGATTCGCTTGGTGAAGTTGCAATAGAATTAAAAAAGAACAACGAGATGTTAACACATCAGTTGGATAACATACTATCTAACATTGATAGTATTCCACCAGAGGAAAATTATAGGTATTTACAAGATACTGCTTATAGATATCTTGGTAAACTTGAATTTCCTTTTAATGCTAAACAAGTAACAGAGATACGCAAGACACATGCAGAAAATGTGATGATTAAGAAAATAAATGTTAACCTTGCTACTACTGTTAATATACTGCAAAAACAAATCGTACTGAAAGATAGTCTTATAAGTAATCAGTATGTGCAATTAGATTTATATGCAGGTATAGTCGAAACACTTAAAACTACTATTGATAAACAAGGTATAGATAATACCAAATTACGTAAGGATGCAATGAACCAGAAAAGAATTAGGTATATATTTGAAGGTGGTACATTTATTGGTATAGTATATATAATTCTTACTTTAATATAATATGAGAATAAGTAGAGCATATGATAGTGGTAGACTAATTCTTATTGATGGTGGGGTTATATTTAACTAAAAATAATTTGGTATAATAACATGATTGAGTTCATTTCTTTAAATACAATTATAACTGATTTATTAGAAATAATTAGACAGGCTAAGATAAGTCGTAGTGAACCTATATCTAAACGTCAGTTAGAGGCATGGGTACATCAATACAGAGCTTTACTAATCAAAAGAGATTTAGATAAAGGTAAAATGCCTAATCCTGATTATATACAGGAAATACCTGCTTTGGAATTAGAAGTAGTTGATAGTGCCGATGGTAGTAACATTGATACATATACTTATGTACTTAAAAGTAAACTTGCTTTACCTAATACTCTAGATTTAAATAACAAATCTGGTTTTATGTACATAGGCACAATAGATGGTAAAGAATTACAATTTATTCCTGAAGGTAGATCTAAATGGCAACAATATAAAAGGTATACAGCTAAAGATAGTTTAGTATTTTTAAGGAATAATTATTTGTATTTATTGTCTGTTACTCCTTTAAAATATCTCACTGTACGTGGTGTGTTTGAAGTTCCTACAGAAGTAGGTAATTTTGTAAACCCTAATATGCCAACTAGGGAAGCTGGCATAGATGATCCGTATCCAATTCCAATTAATATGATTCCAACACTTAAGGAGTTAAT